ATACTTTACTTTCTTAGCTAGAAGTACGAACCCTTCAAGGTCTTCCTGGGTATACTCCCAAGTATCTGTATTTAGTGTCTCTATACGTCTACCAGTAAGGAAATCAGTAAGGGCTGGGAGAATAGTCTCTGCGCTTCGGGAGGTGACAGACTGTATACCCCCCTTAGTGAAGGAGAATTGCGGCTCACTATTAGCTTCATAAGCTATACGATCGTGATTGATACCTCCTTTACTATCAGCTACCTCTCTGAACTTAAAAGGATACTGGACATTACCAGTGTATGTAGCAGCTACCGCATTAGCATTTGTATAGAATATTACACCTAGAGAGTTAGGTACACAGAACTTAATGTTACCCGCGATATTAGCTACATCGCCGCCACCAGCACCTGTCACCTGAGAGGGTACGAAGTCTAATGGATTTAGCGTACTGCTCCAAGCCATAGCAAGAGCGGTAAAAGCTATCAGATAGCCAGAGGAGCCAGCTATACCTAGTACGCTATCCCAGTCTGTACCATCCATCTCTACAGCTACAAAATCTTCTAGTATATCATCGTAATAATAAGCTACGGCATTACCACTTCCAGGCTCAACTTGAAACTGCGGGTAATACATATAAGTAACGCCATTCACTCTACCCTCAGAGCGAAGGTCTTTATCATAAGAAGGTACGCCAGGAAAGGCAGCAGGGCTTACTAATACCCAAATCCTAAAAGTAAAGCCGGGATCTAACCTATACACTGCTCCATCATCACAGAAAGCAAGATAGAATTGGTTCCGTTGCAGGGAGTATATAACTCTTACATCTACTACCTTACCAGTAAGTCCTACTATAGCAGCAGCAAGAGGCTTATAATTAACTGACTGTATTCCTCTCTCAGTAGGAACTACATTATGACAGTAAGCTATACCCGGCAAATTCTCCCTCCCTCCCTCAAGACCAGACGCAGATATAACAGTGCGTGTCTGATCCTCAGAGAGATAAGCAAATTCGCTTTCTTTGGTATTTACTTTATATGAAGTCTGTGCCATTAGCTTTATCCGCCGATGTATTCTTCTATGCGAGCCAGACGAAGTTCCAGGTCAGCTATCTTATCCTTCTGGATCTTATTCTGTGCCCAGAGCCTAGCTGTAAGGTCACGTTGCTTAATACCAAGCATACCCTGAGAGTCTCTAGCTGTAAGCTCAGGAGCCTCTCGCTCAAAGTCCTGTGCTATAAACCCATACTCATGACCTACTCTATCAGATAACTCATTCCAGTCAAACTCTCTAACCGGGATAGTATCCAGTAAACGGTAAGAAGCATACAGATCGGCATCTACTATGTTCTCTTTAAGTCTCTCATCAGAAGTCATGATGATTACATAACCCTTAGAAGTCAGGGAATTATTAGAAGCAGTAGCTGCATTATAGCCTATGGTGGATTCGTTAACCAATACTTGCCCACCAGAAGTACGGAGTACAGTATTATTTACAGAAAAGCTACGATCACCAGCAAGAGAACCACCCCCAGTTAAACCACTTCCAGCTGTTAGATAAGTAGTAGCCTGCGCAAATCCACCAAGTGCCTGACCTAGAGTGATAAGCTCATTGCTCTCTGTAGCAAGGTCATTAGACACAGGGCAGGTAGAGAAGGTTTTCTTACCTGCAACAGTCTGATCACCAGCTAATGCTACGAAAGCAAAGAACAGATTATTATACTGAGACATACGAACTAGCTCATTATCAGCTACAGCATCAGCATTAGACTGAGGAGCAATACCAAAAGTAGCCAGGTTACCTACTACAATGTCATTAATCCAGAGATTCTGAGATAGAGATATATCTACTTCGTCAGTGTTCTCTGTGATTACCATGTTTACAAAAGTATTATCAGTAGTAAGAGTACGGAAAGGTAAGTCAATACCACTCTTATTCTTAGCTAGGTTTGCTCCACTTCCTACATTAGATGAAGTGTTATCCTGCCCACCAGTACCTGGAATCTGAGCTAGTACATAGTCCTTAGTAGCGTAAGCGTAATCATCATCTCCAGCATTAGTAGAGCGAGAAGCTACGCAGGAGCCATCAATGTTAAAGGTAAAGCCTGAAATAGCACTAGTTAGAATAGCAACAGCATTCTGTTGATACACACCACCTCTAATTGCTCCTATACCTAAAGTATCGGGCACACCGAAGTATGTACCATGCTGAATATTCCAAGCATGATTAACATCTTCTCCTTGAATACGAAATGCACCTTCTCCTATAAAAGAGTAGTAGTATGGAGTACCAGCAGCACCTCGTGTCTGAATAACATATCCAGCATCCGCGCCATCTGCTAGGAACATCATGGTATTAGCGCCAGAATAGAATGACCCCTGTCGCTGTTCCCAAGAGCCAGGCTGATCTCCGCTCTCCCAAGTCATAACGCCAGTAATAGGTAAGCCTTCTACTGTACCAGATAGAGGTACTTTACTAGCATCAGTAGTAGTACCGTCTCCAGACTGTGCGTCGCATGGCTCCCATACATTAACCTTACAGCTCATAGCTTATACTCCTTAGTATCCTACGTCGGATATTCCTGTCATTTTAAGTAACTGATACTCTTCAGCTACGAGTGTGTTATACTGTGCTGACTGCTCATCATAGCCAATCATTTTAAATATTACCCTTGCGGCTTCATTGATAATAGCCCAAGGTTGAAGCTGTGCTACCCAGGAAGAGTAGTCTCCTACTGGTGTAACTATTGGATACATGTAAGCACCAAGTATCGCAGACTGGAAGTTTACGCAAGCTCGTATCTGTAACATACGTCCTGCTATATAAGCTATATCTGAACGGTTACGCTGGTAAGAATCAAGTAACTCATCAGGAGTAACTATCTCTATAAATGTACCGTTCTCAGGGCCATCAGCTGCATCATAGCGTTTAACATACTTAGCTGCTCTGTAGTTACCGAACAGGCTGTATATATCCATACTCTGAATATAAGTAGATTCTTCAAATGCAAGCTCTACTTCGTAGAGATCCCGAGAAAAGAAATCTGAGGAGTGCGCTTTAAGCGTCGCAGCACGAACAGCCGAAGAAGTCTCAGCAGTGAGATCAGGGCGGTTAGTTAGAATATATACTTCAGCTACTAATTCATCAAATGTCATGATAGTTCTCTATAATACCTATTACGTGCTGTAAATTCTAGGTGCCTGACCGATTTGCAGGTTTATATCTCGCAAGTCTGCGTTGCTTGAGGCGGGGATGGAAGATAAAATCTCGGGTCTTGTCAGTTGACCATCAACCCTTTCAATAGAACCGTATGTTATACGATCTGGCATTAATTTGTATGCCTGTGCAAGAATAGGGTATGCAATAGTCCCTGTCACTTCCTCTGTTGGTTTTCCCTCTCCATCAAGCACATACCTAAGCCCGCCTTGCAGCCCCGTATCGTAATCAAATGCACCGACAACGATAACATGCCCCGGCCACTTTTCTATCAAGGCATCTACAGCAGGTTTAGCTTTAGCCGGATTGGAAACCATAATGTGAAAAGAGAGATACGTCTTACCGCCAAGAGTAGGCTTTTTATACAGGTTTTGTCGCACCCGCATGTCTGCCATCTTAGACATAGTTCGATAAGTAGCAGCGTCCATTGGGCCATCATATTCTTCATTGTTCTTTACAGCTTGGCGGCGGGCTTTAAACGCATCAATAGCTTGCTGAGAGAATACAATCCATAAGTCTATCATCGTATTTTAAGCCTCTTAATTCCACCGTTGAACGTAGGGTATGACGCTTTATCGTCCCAACCCACACAAAGATTAGTCCCAGCAGTCCAGCTACGCGCTTGACCAGTCGTTGCTGTCTGACCATCAACTGAGAGTGCAAACCCCGAGAGGCCGAGTGCAGGATCATTTATAAGTCTGATCTTACTAGCACCACTCCAACTAGGAGCACCACTGACACTCATCAAAAATCCGGGTTGTATTACTCCTACCGCAACAGTAATTGTATCAGGGGCATTCGACCCTCCCATCACAAGAGAGCTAGCTCCTGCCGAGTTAGCAGTTAGCCACGTTCCGTTTAGTTCACCCCCTTTGTTTACTACGTCAGAAGACACATCAAAGTTGTGTGTGTCTATGTTATCTGCTTGGCTAAAGGTAAGCTCAGTTTGAGGGCGTGTAACTGTTGCCGCTGTAGTGCGTATGCGCGACAAAACTTTACTATCCGTCTGCATACAACTTGTATAGCTTACGATTATCTCGTCATCTGCGTTTCCTAAAACAATCGCACATATAGGATCGGTAATATCTATCCCAGATTTTAAATAGAAACGGCGGAACTCAGTTGTGGAAAGTTCGCTTGCGGGGATGTTCAACGCTATAGCAGGGTTTGTCCCTATGAACGTCAGTGCTACTCCAACGTCAACACTTACCGCTTTAATATCAAGGGCGAATGTATACTGTCCCTGTGGGCTAATTACTGACTGGGTAATAAACCCGCCGTCCGCTGTGGCTATAAGGCGTGTGCCTGTATCATCTGCTAAATCAGAACCATACGCCACTGTTGGGAGTGACATACCAAGATAAGGCCAAACAGTAGATGAAAAATATAGCTGACAGTTCTGCAAAAGTAACTCAGTTACCTCGGGTTCTGCATGGTATCCACCTTCGCTTATAACTGCACCAGTACCTGTGCTAACAACTTCACGCCCGTTTAATACCGTACCGTTAGCATATCGACTATATTTTATTCCTGTTGCTAGAGCACCGTACGAAACACCATTATCTACATACTCACTAGGCACAGGGTCTGCTGGATCGACAACCTCCCACATCCAGTTTGTGGCCGAACCTCCCGTTACTACGACCACCATAACGAAATCAGTATCGTTGCATACTACAGGTTCAGTAACGTATCTTTTTCCTGCTACAGCAGGGAACGACACTGGAAGGCTATCTGTACCCATAGTGATTGACACTTCACCACCAATAAGAACATCAAAAGAACATATAACCGACTTGCCCATCTTTGGGTTTACGGCAAAAGCAGAGGGAGATACTGTGCTTGATGAAGCATAAGCTGTTAGGTTCTCCATTCTACGACAACCTAAAAAGCGAGGCTCAGCTATCCCGACATTTGAAACTATTCCACGGTGATCCTCATGCGTTACATTATTATTATTACCATGACTGTATGTAGGGGTTAGTGATCCATCACCCCTGATACCATTAAAACTGTCGATCATCGGGGCATAGAAAGTAATAGGGGCACCACCAGCTCCTATGCCACCAAATAAACCACCTATTACATCTATCCCAATACGTATACCTAAAGGCATTAGCTTTTCCTACTAGAACAGTGCTGAAATACTAGCGGCAACACTAGCACTAGTAACTTGTGTGCAACGAATAGGCAGGAGAGCACCGGCAGGAACTTCTGTGAAAGTATGAGTACTACCATCGCCAGCCATTATTACTGTAAGATCCCCTCCTTCTCCTACATAGAGAGCACGAGAGGTAGCAGAGAAATCTACATCAGGAACTACTACCTCAGCAAAACCAGCAGGAAGGTCACTAGAGCTACCCGCTGTATCAGGTAAATTTGGAAGTTCATTAGGCATTATTAATACTCCTATTAGTCAATAGCATTTTTATGCTAGCTACCTAAGGCTCTAAGCAGCTAGATTAAAATTACTGTCCGGATTCGCCAGCAGTTACTACGCCAGCACTAGAGAGGACTCCAGCTTTCTTAGCTACAACAGCAGGATCAGCTTGCGCAGAAGTAAAGTCACGACCTTCCTGGCTAGCTAAGAACTCTTCAATATGCTTACGTTTCAACGCAGCAGCTGGGTTAATATCTTTGGCGCGCACTAGCTTACCTTTAGTAAATCCACGTAAGCCAGCAGCTATCTCCTTATCCAGGAAAGCTATAAGCTCAGGGTCTTTAGTGTAATACTCGTAGTTGGCAAAGTTAATTCGCTTGCCGCCAGGAGCTATAAGACATACGCTCACACGAGTAGAAGCATACTGTTGGTATTCAGGCTCTGAACCAAGGTCTGCATCAGTAGCTGCTAGACCTACAGTCTGTACAGGATCGGCAGGATCAGTGTTCTTAAGAGCATCGAGGGAATCTTGTAAGTTTGACATTTGGGTTACCTAGTTAGTTGGAAGTATTGGGGGGAGTAAGGATACTTCTCTTGGCGTTTTATACTTAGCGGAAACCTAGGGGAAAACGCTGGTATAAGGGAACAAGAGAAGTAATTGGGTTAAGCTACCAGGTAGGTCTAGCCTACAGCAGCAGCAGTGAGGTTACGGATAACACAGTTAGCCGGAGTGTTCTTAACCAGTGGGCAGCACTCAGTAGTAAGAGTACCACCGATTGCATCAATACCGTTATCAGCGGCTTGGTTACCAGAAGTGTTAAACTCCATGTTCTGAGTTTGACGACCTTGCAGGTATGCCAGACGGAAAGTAGGCAGGTCAACTGCTACTGCCATCTTGCTCCAGTCCAGGTTAGTATTGAACAAAGGATGCTCAATAATACGGAACTTACCACGAGGAGTAGTAAGAGTAGAGAACTCCAGACCGAAGTTAGTCTGACCATCCATCAGCTGGTAGCTACCGTTCAGGCGGCCGATCTCGTTAATAACCAGCTTAGCAGATCCACCACAGAACAGTACACGCTCAGCAGAACCTTTAGGATCAGTTGCTTGGTTAAAGACAGGATCAAGCATACCCAGGAGCTGTGACCAGTCAGTAGTAGCACCGGCAGTAAAGGCATTGGTAGTAGAGCCGTAGATAGGGGGATAGAAACTGATATCCTCAATCATAGCTATAAGACCAGCAGAGGTACGGAAGGGATGACCGTTACGAGTACCAGAGGACTTCTGACCAAAGAAGAGAGCCTTCTCAATATCAGATGCGTGCAATGCAGCACAATCCTGGCGAGACTCAGCGTCAGTGCTATCACCAGCAATCACTGAAGTAGCGTCAGCAGAACCTGAGATGCTCCAGGTATTACGGAAGATCTGAGTCAGGTTAGTAACACGAACAGGGATGATGTTGTTAGCAGTAGGACGATCAGATGCTTCCTCAAACGCACTACCAACTTGGTAGAAAGAATCACCGTCAGTAATAGCAGCAGCTGAAACAGTACCAACACTACGAGTTACAGTAACACTAACGCCATCAGGTACAGTGTTAACAATGAAGTTCTCACCAGTTTCCTCTACCCGCATAATCATACCAGGAAGGATGTTAGTGGTATCTGCTACATCGAGAGTGGTAGCTCCCGAAGTATTACCACCGTCAGATGTCATCTCCGGAAAGATCATAGTCTTAGAGAAGAAGCCATGCTCTACCTGGACAGCAGTTTCACTGGTCAGCATAGAAGTAAGTGCAAAGAGTGGCGCATTACCATTCGGCATAAGCCGAGTGATCATAGCAGCAAACGACTTCGCAGCTAGATCCTGTGTAAAGTTGCCAGTATTAAAAATTCCAGTAGTCATAATATATTACTCCGCAGCAATGCTGCATTAAAAGAAAGATTCCCAGTAAGGGAGTTAAGGCAAAAAATTATCCCAGTTTTGTTCATTAGGATCAGCAGGAGGCTTAGGAGCAAATTGCTCTCCCATAGCTGTAATGTAATCCTGCGTCATGGTAGTAATTTCTGCTGGCGTAGCATTGGGGAATTTTTGCAATAACTGAGCCTGTGTAGCTTGTACTACTGGCTGGATTGCTGGGTTAGAGAATAGATCTGAGGTATCATTAAGGTGTGCAGTACTAGCTTGCGCCCTTAACATACTGGGGATTTCAGCACTTTGCTTTTCTAATGCTGTTTCGACTGCTTTCTGCGTAAGCTTGTTATTAACTACAGTAGCCTGTACCATTACTTGCTGAGCTACTGTATTCATTGCTTCTGCGAAAGCTGTCTGAGCTGCTTCGCCACCTTGCCCTATAGCTGCGAGTTGTTCGGGAGTAATAGCTTTGGAGAAATTAGCTTTAGCTACTGCTTGCTGAACTTGCTCTGCTGTAAGCTCTTGGGGAGCTGCTGGCTTCGGTGCGTTAGGATCAACAGGTATAGGTTCCCACAAATCCTTAAATGTATCTAGTGGGGATTCTGGTTCTGTTGGCGTAGCTGGAACTGCTGCTACAGGCTCTGGTATTACTCCCTGTCCAGGCGCTGCTGGAGTTGTAGGAGGAGGTATATTACCAGGAGGTACTGGAGTTCCAGGAGCTGGAGCAGCTGCATTAGTAGCTGTGTTGTTTGTGAAGATATCGAACATGCCCATGATTGTTTACTCGCTATTGTCAGTTAAGGTGCTTGAGGGGTATAGTGCTTCTTGTGATGCATCAGATGATGCTAGTATATAGCGAGCCATTTCTATCTGACCGCGCTTATATGCTTCTTGCTGGATATATGACTGGGGATGCCCTACGTCATATTCCAAAGCTAACAGCTCAGCTGCACACATAGCTAGCTGATTCTGTACTACTTGTTTCTGAGTAGTTGTAAGAATTGACCCCTCTAGTTGCTCTTGTTCATTAAGCTTATAAGAGGTAAATTCATTAGGTAGTAATTCTGCCATGGGGAGTCCTTATGCTGCTGGTTGTTGGGGCTGTGCTGGGGCTGCTAATGTTGGAGTGTTAGCTGAAGTTCCTGCTGAGCCTGCCTGAGATGCTGCTGGGCCAGAAGGCTTATTAGCTTTAGGATCATATCCGAATTGCTCAGGTAAGGGAGCAGGACCAATAGTAGCAGGATCTACTCACTTGTCTAGAGCCATTGCTACTAGCTGTGAATGCTGACTAGCTGCTTGTTCATAGGCTTGCTGCTCAGGAGACTTCTCAAAGGCAGCTATATCAGCACCCTGTGATTTCATCATATAAGAGAACATCTGAGCCATATTATAACCGCCAGCTATCTGAGGACTAGAGCCTATTACTTGCAGTGCTACTCCGAAAGTATCTGCGTTCATGATCTTAGAACTAGGTACTAGGCCGTCTGAGATTTGGAACTCAAGTACTGCCTTACGGAGAGCTACCGGATCTACCTTCACATCCCGCTTTTGCTCTCTGTTATATACAGTGACACCTGCCTGATACTGGAGGATGTTAGTTTTAAGTATCAGCTTCAAAGGAGTAAATAGCTGGGACTCCAGGAGCATAGCTACTACTTGATCACTAGAGTTACTATTAGCCATTACTGACTCAAACTCTTGGAGGGTCTTATTACCTTTTACGAACTGACCCTGAGAAGCCTGGTTCTGGCCAGCGAGATTATTAGC